ATCCAATATAGTTTTTGGCAACGAACAGCATCCAACACCATCACAAATTTTCAACAGGTTACTTCGCTACGATGCGTAAACGGGTGACTCCGGTCACATTTAAGATAACGCAAGAATGATGAGGTCAGAATGATTAACGGATACGACATCCAATTAGAGGATCTGCCCCCAGAATTCCGAACCATTGCCGAGGCAATCGGTCTGGATGCGGCCCTGCACCTGGTGGAACTGCGCGGCGGGGACGGCATATACGTCCCCAAAGCCGACCAGATCAGCCGTGCTGCCAGGGACCGTGCTATCCGCGCAGAATTCGATGGCAACAATTATCGGGAGCTGGCCCGCAAGTATGGCCTCACCGTGGTATGGATCCGCACCATCGTCGGTGGTGGAAAATCCAGCAAGACCGGCGTCGATATCATTGACAAGCAACAATCACTGTTCTAACCATCCACTATCCTCGAAATTCTTCTCACCTAAACCCCACCAGTAAACCCATTTTTTTAACTCCTTTTTTGGACACTTTTCGGCCCGTCGAGGTACCCCTTATTTGAGCATAGGGGTGTGCTTATGGCGAGTTTGTTCGGTGGGGAGGCATTTTTAATGTCCTTCCCCACCAATGCTTTACGAAATCAAAGGAGCAGAAAATGGCCGACAGCGAACAAAACAGCAAAAACTGGTACCAATCAAAAACAGTATGGACCGGCATCGCCGGATGCGTTGCCGCAGCCGGCGCATTCTTTACCGGCGACATGTCATCTGCCGAGGCAATCCAGACCGGCATCACGTCGCTCATCGGGATCTTCCTTCGCACCGGCATGCTGAATTAATGGCATGGACGATGGCGATCGCGGCCGGGCGGCGGCCGATTTCATGCTGGCCAATGCCCTGGCCCATCAGCGATCGAAAACACCACGCGGGGATAGCCGGATGACGTGTATCGATTGTGACAAAGTCATTCCCGAGGAGAGGAGAAAAGCCGTGCCGGGTTGCCAGCGATGCATTTCTTGCCAACAGAAGGCGGAACAGGATGGGTGTTGATATCAACTACACAGCCTGGCGTTTTTGGTTCGATGTCGTCCAGACAGCCGGCACAATAGCCATCGGCGCTTATGTCTGGTGGGTCAACCGCAAAAAGATTACTGAAAAGCGCCTCTCCGGCATCGAGGCCCGCCAGTCGGAAATGGAGTCGACCATGACATCCATGCTCCCAACCATCGAAAAGATCGATGCCCGCTGCGGGCCACGGGAACGGCGCATCGACGATGTCGAAAAAGAGGCCCGTATCATGCGCACCAAGCTGGATCTCATGCCAAGCCACAGGGATATGAAAGAACTCTCCAGCCGCATTGACCAGCTGCATGGCTCTCTATCCGAATTCAACGGCCGTTTAAAAGGGATTAACCGGGCCGTTGATTTGATGAACGAATATCTCATCAATCAGGGGAAGGCGTAATCATGTTGAGTTTCAGCCAGCTTAAAACCGAGGACATGCGCCTGGTGATCCTGCGCAGCATCGACGATGACGGCGATTCCCTCAACGAGTCCATGCTCCAGGACGTGCTGGGCTATTTCGGCCATGCCGTGAGCCGGGACCGGGTGCGCACGGAAATGCGCTGGCTCGAGGAACAAGGACTGGTGCGCATCAATGAAGTGGCCGGGATCCTGGTGGCCAACCTGACCGGGCGCGGGGCCGATGTGGCCTGCGGCCGGTCCCATGTGGACGGCGTGAAGCGCCCCCGGCCGAAGGGATAGCCCATGCCCAGGGACCAGCAATCGAGCATCGACCGCCTGCCTGACGATATCCGCGAGAAGCTCAACGAGATGCTTCGGGATCCGCGCCTCACCCAGATCGCGGTGCGCGAGAAGATCAACGCTATTCTGGAAGATGATGGCCACGATGAACAACTCAGCTACAGCGCCATCAACCGCTACAAACTGAAAATGGACAAGGTAGGCGAAAAAATCCGCCAGAGCCGGGAAGTGGCCAAAATGTGGATCGGCCGCCTGGGCGCCGAACCCCAGGGCGAGGTGGGCAAACTGCTCAACGAAATGGTCCGTAATCTCGCCTTTGACTCCACCGTGGCCATGGCCGAGGGCGAGGCCCCGGTGGAACCTAAGATGCTCAAGGACATGGCCATTGCCATCGAACGGTTGGAGCGGGCAGCCAGCGAGAATGTGAAGCGTGAGGAGGAAATCCGCAAACGGGCGCTTGAGGAGGCCGCCGATCGCGCTGGCGAAGCGGCCAGGGCGCAAGGCATGGATGAAGCACAGGCGCGGTTCTGGCGCGAAAAGGTTTTGGGAGTTGCATAAAGTGGAAACATTGAAACCGCTGAAAGACACGCAGCGTACCCTTGATTGGGAAGAACTCCCGGCCACGGTACGGGAGATCCCCGACGGGTTCGACCCGCTGGCGGAGGGCGTGCTGATGCGGCATCAATCCCAATGGATTGCCTTAAAGGCGCCCATCAAAGTCTGCGAGAAAGGCAGGCGGACCGGGATTACGTTTTCTACCGCCCTTGACGACGCCATCACGATCGGCAGCCGCAAGAAAGCCGGCGGAGACAATATCTATTATATCGGCGACACCAAGGACAAGGGCCTTGAATACATCGGCTATATCGCAAAATTCCAGCGAGTGATCGCCCAGGCCCAGAAAATGGGCGTTTCCGGGATTGAGGAATTTCTCTTCGAAGACCAGGACGAAAAGGGAAACACCAGGCACATTGCCGCCTATCGCATCCGCACCGCCGCAGGATTCCAGGCCGTGGCCCTGTCTTCCCGCCCGGCAAACATTCGCGGTTTGCAAGGTAAGGTGAGAATCGACGAGGCCGCCTTCCACGCCGACGTACAAGGCGTCCTGGACGCGGCCACAGCCCTGTTGATATGGGGCGGCGAGATCGCCGTGATCTCCACGCACAATAGTAAGTCAAACCCATTCAACCAATTCATTCGCGACATCAATAACGGCATGTATGGCGACCAGTCCGAAGCCGTGGTGTTCAAGGTGACGTTCGATGATGCCGTGGCCAACGGACTATATGAGCGGGTTTGTATGATGAAGGGCGAGACGGCCACGGTCGAGGGGAAAAAGAAGTGGTACAACCGCATCCGGAACGCCTACGGTCCACGCACGGCAGCCATGCGCGAGGAACTGGACGCCATTCCTCGCGACTCGGGCGGCCTTTGCATCCCCGGTGTGTGGATAGACAGGGCCATGCCCGACGTACGGCCGGTACTGCGCCTTGCCCTGCCGGATGAATTCGTGGAGATGCATGACGCCGAGCGCAAACGCTGGGGACAGGACTGGATCGACGCCAACCTCGTACCATTGTCTGGCACACTCGACGACAAGCTGCGCCATGTGGCCGGCATGGATTTCGCCCGCCATCGTCATTTCTCGGTGATCGCACCGATCGGCATCACCCAGACGCTTATGCGTCGGATGCCGTTCGTGGTCGAAATGCAGAACACGCCTATCAGCCAGCAGATGCAGGTTCTGTGGTGGCTGATCGAAGCCTTGCCGCGATTCTGCGGGGCGGCGTTGGATGCCACCGGTCCGGGTTTGGGACTGGCCGAACTGACCGCCGACAGGTTCGGACTGACCATGATCCACCAGATCGACCTTTCTCGCAAATGGTACGGGGAATGGATGCCCAAGATGACCAAGGGATTCGAGGACGGCATCTACGATCTGCCGCGCGACGCCAGCCTGGAATCCGACCTGCGCGCCGTGGAGTCCATTGACGGCATCCCCATGATTCCGAAGGTGCAGCGCAAGGATCTCAAAGACCCGGATCTGTACCGCCACGGTGACTTTGCCATCGCCCTGGTGCTGGGAGAATTTGCCGCGTGCAACCTGGTCGCCGAATACGCCTACGAACCCGTCGGCCGACATCTCAGAAACCACAATGACCGTCCGGTGCGGGCCACGGCCGGGCTCGGCATGGGGAAAGGATTGTGGTGATGCCTCTATACGACGCATATGGCCGGCCGATCAAAATGCAGGACCTGACCCGCGAGCATGCGGCGCCCACCCTGACCGGCGTGCGCACAATCTGGAACGAGACCGTGGCCGGAGGCCTGACCCCGACCATGCTGGCGACCGTGCTGCGCAATGCAGCCGACGGCGACCAAGACACCTACCTGACCCTGGCCGAGGAAATGGAAGAGCGGGACCTGCACTACGCCTGCGAGCTGTCCAAGCGCAAGCTGGCCGTATCCCGGCTGCCGATCACGGTAGAATCCTACAGCGATGCCTCCAAGGACGTGGAGATGGCCGACGCGGTACGGGATATCGTGAGAAAACCGGGGTTTCGCAACCTGCTCAAGGATATGCTGGACGCCCTGGGTAAGGGTTTTTCCGTCTGCGAGATCATGTGGGACCGCAGCGGCAAGCACTGGACACCTGCCGGATATGAATGGCGTGATCCTCATTTTTTTATCTTCGACCATGTGTCGCTTTCAAAAATACGCCTGCGCGACGAGGAAAACCTGTCCGAAGGCATCGACCTGGCGGCCTACAAGTTTATCCGCCACCTCCCGCGCATTAAGAGCGGCATTCCCATCCGGGGCGGCATCGCCCGCATCGCGGCCTGGGCCTGGATGTGCAAGGGGTACACGATTAAGGATTGGCTGGCCTTCGCCGAGGTGTTCGGCATGCCACTGCGTTTGGGCAAATACCAGGCCGGCGCCAGCGAGGACGACAAGGCCGTGCTGCGCATGGCCGTGGCCAACCTGGGCAGTGATGCCGCCGCCA